ACTATTTATTTGCCTAATATGTTTCATTAATCTGTTTTATAATTAAACGAATGTGATACTACCCTTGTACTTCCATTTGTATTAGGTGTAAACATTTCCCAAGCCGTATTACCTGAATTTCTTCTCATATAAGATGTCTGCCCAAATGTTACTGCAAGTGTTGTTAATGTTGTCCTACCAAATGACAAACCACTTGAAAAACTATAATTGCCAGCAGATGGTGATAAACCTAAATTTGAAGGTTGAGGACAATCGGAAGGAATTTGCAAAGTTAAAGATGTTGGATTTGTTGCAGCATTCGTGTACACTAAATAGATGTACAAGAAAACCATCTTACCTACTTGTGTAAAAGTATATGTATTTGTTGTCAATGTTGTTGGTGCAGTACCACCAGTCCAAGTTATGTTAGCAGATGGATAAGATTTTACAGAACTATCGTTAAATACTTGTGCAGTTGTGTTTGCTGCTGATGGAGTATTATTAGCCATTATTGAATAAGCAGATATACTTTTTCTTTGAAATACCGATGTATCTGATATGTTTAATTTTGTAGCAACATTTGTTTTTGTAGCAACATAATTAGAAGTATCAACTATTGAGTAAATATTTCTATTTTTCCATAACTTTTGTGTATCAGAATAAGCCAACACTTGATTGTTTAATTTACTTGTTATTAATACATCGTGTATTTCATCAAGCTCGTAACCATTTTGACACTTTACGAATATTGCACCATTCCCAGCATTTGATTTAACAACAACTCCAAGATAAACCATATGATAAGGTGCAACTGGTTTATTTTTTGTGATATTTCCTGAAATAGAATCAAGATAAATTATATCCCCATTGCTAAATGCTGATGTATTTAATTTTTCAATCTTGCCACTTAATATAACATAGCCGGTATCTTGGTTTGCTATTGAGCCAACAACAAAACCTAGTGTGTTAGCAGATGTTGAATCGTGTTTATTGTTGGCTAACCTTACTGCTGGTGCTTCGTTGTTATTACCTGATGATGCTAATGCTACAACTTTGCCATTCGTTAAAGTAACCCCAGCATCATTGTGAACTTTAATCATTAATGTTGTTGCAGTATCATTACCAAATCTTCCGTTTTGCTTATCAATAATTCTTAAATATTTCCCACTCAAACCACTAACTGAAGTATCTGCTATCAATGTACCTGATGTAGTTATTGTACCACCTGACAAGCCGTAACCAGTAGCAACTGATGTTACTGAACCACCACCACCACCATTTGCTCTTACATCTTGTAAGGTTGCTAAAGTATCATTAGTTTGATAATTATTATTTGTTGGCATATGAAAATTGCCATAAGTACCACTAAATATTATTTTAGTTTCACCATAATTTGGAAGACTACGAAAATATAAAGAATCAGAATTTATTTTAAAATAAGTTTCGTATCCTCCAACATCATTATTACGTGAATTAATATATGGTTTTGTAGCACTTACATCATTACCTAAACCTAATTTAATAAATGATTCAAATGGATATAAACCAGCATTTCCCATATGTAAATTAATATATGGTGCTTCATTACCTATATTAAAATTAGTTGGATTGATTTCAATGTTTGCAAAAGATGTATCGTAAGGATTTACTAATAAAATTCTTTTATCTGCAATATTCCCACTATCTAATACTTGCTGTAGGTTAGGAGAAGTGAATGTACCACCACCTGTTCCTTTAGGAAGGATGATATCAGTATTAGTATTATTTTTTCTAACTCTAATTGTACTATCGTTCAGCTTAGTTACATCCTGTACCCATTTATTTGTTGTATCTATTTTACGAAGGTATGGCTGAAGCATTCCTGCTGTATCTGTATATTTAACCCTTAAGGCTATGGCTGCATTGATAGCTGCAGTATCTACGATTGTACCACTACTTATGCTGCTCCATCCACTTGCATTAGTCCACTTGTACAATAGATTATTACAGGTATCCATTGCCACAGCTCCTTCTTTAGCTGTACTATTCCTTATTGTAGGTACTCCACAAAAAGAAGGGATATGTAGAGTAGAGTCCACTTTTAACCTTTTCATTTGGTAGCCTGCAGCTGTCATTGGTGTATACTGCTGTGCAAAAGAAATACTAACGACAAAAGTTAGTAGGATAATTGTTATTATTTTTTTCATATTATACATTGCCTGTTGTTATTGTGATAGGTCCAATCCCTTTAAAGTTAGCTGTGAATGTGACCATATTGTCAAAAGAGGATGTTTCGTTCACTGATTCAAGAATTATCTCCCCTTCCTTAATCATGTAATATTGAGCATTTACATCTTGCTCGTACCACTTAGCTATTACTGTAAACCCTGATACTATCCAATTATATAATGTTGCAGTTGTTATGTCTGAAGTTGTACCATCTGTTAATAATGTCAATCCTTCAATAGTACCACCCCATGTGATTGCTCCTTGTACATATGTCCTAAAATTGCCCGATCCTTTAACTGATGTTTCAATTATATCATTAGATAAATCAAAAGTGATACTTCTTGCACATGCAGTAGGATATAAATCATCTGATAAGTATAAAACTACACTGGAACCACTAACTTTTGCCATGACTTAACTCTTTTCGTAAAGGTAATTAAATAAGTAGAGATTTGCTGCCTCAAAATCACTATAAGTTACGGTAAAATCTGTTACCTCCCAAAGAGTACAATCAGCAGTACCATTCTTATAGTCAATAGCTAATGATCCTGGTACATATCTCTTATCTCCTCCTGCCATTGTAACGATTGCAAACATGCTAAATATATTACCGTATACAGGATTGATAAGATTTAAAATTGTACCACTAAACTTGCTTGTCGGTTTCCATCTCCAGAACAGCTTTTCTTTTGTTGTCAGCTCACCTAAATAAGGATAATTTGTAGCACCTCCAGTATAATTCCATTCTTTGGTTAAGTCTTGAACTAATGATGTGATAGTATCTAAATATAAAGCTCCCTTTAAAGATAAGTGAGGAACATCATCCATTAATACTTCAATATCACTATTATTCTTTATTACTGCTGATTGAGAATCATTATGTGTTTGCCCATTGATGTTTTTTGAACTATTGACATTATAACTTATACTAAAATTAATATCATTATAATTAGTTTCAAAACCACTATTGTTTTGTTGAGCTAAAAAAACATTTATTATACCTGTATGTGGAGTCTCTAATGATCTAATAGTAACTGTATGCCATTGGTCAGTATTGTCACCATTCAAAACTGAATAAGTATAACCTAATGTAGTACTCCATGAACCATTATCTTTTAAATATAATAATGTTACACCATCCCATAAAGTAACTGCAAAAACATTATTTACTGGACCAGGTTGAGAAGTATTAGTTTTAAAGCTAAAAGATAAATTAATAACATCGCCTTTTGAAATACTAATCCCTTCTGACTTTGTACTTGTTGGATCAGATCCAGTAGCCCCATTAATAACAATTATTCTTTCTAATTCTCTTAAATAATCCACTGATGTAGGATCATTATTTATTGTTATCCGAATAACTCTATCTGGTTGTGGTCCATATGGTCCATTAAACCAACAAGGAAGCTCATACTCATATATTGTATATAACCCACTATTATAACTTGTAATTAATGGACCTAAAGTTTGAATATTAGAATTACATAAAAGATTCTCAGGTTGACCATAATTAAAAGTCTCTTTGCTGTATTCATAAGGTCGTGTGATAGATTTCAATAAACCTGTCTCAATATCAGAACCATTATAAAATGGGAAGTCTTTTTGATCCTCAGTGATTGATGTAATGACAGCAAAATCTTTATCATAACTCCATCCTGTCATTGATGTACCTAAGATGTATCTCCACATCTCTAACCATCTCACTATCCACCAGGTACCATTAGATTGAAAACATGTAGCATTGAATCTTGTCATGATAGCTTCAAGTATATCATAACAACTCATCCACTTATCATTATTTAAGAATGTTGTGCCTTGTATGGTTGTATCATCTAACCATCTACCTGTTGTACCATCTACAGGATACAACTCTGTAACCACTCGACTGCTTAATTCTAACGATGTTGATAATAGGCAAAGTCTTAAAAAGTATGCTAATGAATGAAAGCCATTAATATCTTTAGCCACCATCCATTCAGTAGTATCTGTAGAGCCTATAATTATTACTGGAGCAGTCTCAACTATCTCTATTGCCCATCCTAATATTGCTGTCCATCCTACAACTTTTGCAACTGTGAATGTATAGAACAATAAACCTCCAGAATATATCTTTAAGATAGATCCTATTGGCATGTTAAGATTAGGTACAGAATATAAATAAATAGTATTGCCTCCTGCTGAGCTTGGACCATTTGCTATAGTTTCCAAATCTCCAAAGCTAATAGCTGCCTGATCTAATGTTACATCTTTCAGTAATCCTAAATTATCTGATGCTGTGAGCTGTATGATGTGATTAAAATCTACTTGTATCTCCTGACAATCATCTTGTAGGATGTAACCCATGAACATTGTCTCTCCAGTCTCTAATCTCTTTAACTCAACTAAGAAAGTATTGTCCTCATTAGAGTAAAAATCATCTAATGATATGCCATCACTGATGTAACTTATTTTAAGAGTAGATCCTTTAATTGGTGCAATGGGATCATCCTCCTGCCACTCCTGAACCACAGGAGAACCACTAAGAAGTAATATAGTAGAACCACCAGTGTAATCCTTCTGATAGATGTTAAGAATATATGACTGCAAAGTCTTAAATGAATCAAACTCTGAATAATATTTTATACCGTAGCTCATTATGTTTGACGGCCATAACTTAGGCCATATTTTTTGTTAGAGAAGAATATATCTTGACCTCTTAGCACTCCGAACACTTCAACAGATCCACCCATTCCCCCCATCATATTAGATGTCTGTGCAGCAGGTATAACAGAAGATCCACGAGGAATATTAACAAGCTCAGGACCTCTTTCTCCTACTAATGCCATTCCACCAGGAGCATTACGAGTACCTACGGCAAAGGCAGATGCTTTTATAGCATTATTCAATGCCGTTCCTATTGCCACCATTGCAATACCTGCAATTATAGCTGAATATGGATTTACTTTTATTGCTTGTTTTGCAATCAACATTTCAGCTGCAAATTTTATAAACATCTTGCCTATTGCAATCATTCCCTGACCTAAACTTTTAGCTAATCCTGCAAAGAAATTACCAAATGCATCTTGACCACTCATAGCATTACCTAATGCAGCACCAAATCCAGCAATAGCATCCTCAGCTAATGATACAAATGTACTTCTAATGCTATCATTTAATGATCTAAGCTGATCCTCTAACTGTTTGCCAAAATCTGTTAACTCCAACTTAGGAGCAATAACTTTCATCTTATGATCCTTCTGAGGATTCTTTAACTGCTCAGCTAATCTCTTTTGATATGCTTCATAATATGCATCAGCTGATACCCTTGCTAATAACTCATTATAGTCTGTGAGATTCTTAAGCTGACCAGGTACCTTAGTAACATCAGCTTTTAAACCCATGATGATATTACTATCAGGAGATAAATTAAAATCTGATATTAGTTTAGTGATTGCAGATTCAACTAATTTCATCTGCTCAGGCAATGTAGACTTATCAAAAGCTATTGAGATAGCCTGTTGATCTCTCATGTCCTCATTTAGCTTCTTTAGGACATCTCTTTCAGTTTCTGCTTGTTTTACTTTCTCTTTTGAAGTCTTAACTTTCTCCTTATCAACAGTAAGAGACTTAGCAACAGTAACATTATATTGAGCAGTAAAATTATCTAACTGCTTTTGTATATTAACTAAATCAGTATTTATATCTACTAATTTGCTTTGCTCAGTAGCAACATCTTGGGTAGTTTGTAAATAATTTAATGCTTTTTTATCACTTGTACCATACTGTACTCCAGTCAATGCTATAGCTTCTTTTGTTCTTTGAGCCTGTGCACCAATAATAGTAGATTTTTGAGCCTCTAATCTGTTTAATGCTTCAGTCTTTTGTATTCTTAAATCTGCTACTTTATCAGCTAATTTTGCTCCTACTGCCTGATTAATTAATGCCTCAGTATATAGATCAGTTAATTCTTTTGCCCTTGCTACAGATACATTTATTGAGTCTATCTTTTGACCGTATGGTTCTAATGCTTTATTAGCCTCAGCTAATGCTAAATTTCTATCTCTCTCCGAAGCACTTGAATCAGTAATAATTTTTGTTAAAGCTTCAAGTCTCATGCCATGAGCTATAGCACCTTTCTCAGCATCTTTTAAAGATTCTGTAATGTCATCAGTTACCTCTTTAGTTGTAGAAGCATACTTGTTATAAGCTACTATAGCTGATGATACAACAGCTAAAGCAATACCTATACCTGCAGGTCCTGCTAAACTTGCTGCCATTGCTTTTAATGCTCCTCCTGTAGAACCACTCTCAACCTTCAATCTTTGAAAGGATTCAAGCATTGGATTAAGGTTATTACTTATAGCCATAAAGCCATAAGGAGCATCCTGAGCAATCCTTGATAAATCTGTAAGAGCAGATGTTGCACCTCTTGATTTCCCTGCTAAGGAATCCATGCCAGTACCTGATGTAGCTAATGTATTTTTAAGTGTAGCAACCTTTGTAGTGAGTATAGTGATGCTGTTCTGGAGCTTGGCAATGTCAGTTACATTGGTACTTCTCTTTATCTCTAACTGGAATGCCTTTAAATCATTCTCTGCTAATGTAAGCTGAGCTCTCAGTTGACTGGTATCAGCTCCTATCGTGACCTTTATTTCCTCAGCCATTGATTTTCAATTTACTTTTATGTCGTTCAAATATTCCAGCCATCTCCTCCTTAGTTAATGGCTTTGTCTCTTCTTTTTCTTCTCCCACCATTGGCCAAAAGCTTTCTATACTTCCCAATGCTTTGCTGCCTACCATGCTCTCTGCTATACGAAAAGAAGCAAAACGAATAACTTTTGCATCATCGTTTTGCTTCTCAAAATATCCTTCACAGGCTGCATAAAACTCCATTGGTAATGAGCAGTAGTATTCGTATGCTGTCCACCCCAATTTGCCTAAAGCAAACTTTAAATTCTCATAAGCTACTTCCTTTACACTTTTTTTTTGTCGTCCTCTAACTTCTGTCCTTGTTTTACCAAAGATTGCCAAATGTTAGTCTCAGTCAATGTAGCAGTGACCTTTGCCACGATTTCTTCTTTGTTCTCCATTGCATCCACCCAGTCACATACTTCCTCAAAAGTGTAGTCAGCTTCTTCACGTTTTACATAGGTATTGCCTCTTAGACCACCATATATCATAGCATACAAGAATGAAGTATTACTCTCCAGGTCATTGTATGTGCTGATAATCTCAATGGCTAATTGGTTAAACTTTAACCCTCTCATCTTGCCTCCAAGATCAATTTGTAGATAACTCATATGTTGTGTGTTTTGGTTTAAACTGTTTCTACTGTCAATGTCGGAGTACCGTAAGGCTGAAGAGAACCAGTGAATGTTCCTACTGAATTAAAAGCATAAGAACTGCTTAACTCAGAAAAGTATCCTGTACCTTCTTCAATCTCATCTCCAACTATTGGACTATCAGGAGCAATCATAAAACCTACTGTGGTTTTATTTCTCAACAACTGACGTAGTGATGTACCACTGATTGTACCTGATGGATCTTGTAGATGTTGTCCTTCAAAAGAATAAGACAAATCTAATACACCTGGTGACTTATCAGGTCCACATGCTGAAGCAGCATCAACTATTGCTACTGAATCTTTCTTGCCTACGTTAGTTAGACAAACTACCATACTGTAAGAAGTACCACCTGCAGGATCTATGAATAACAACATATTCCCACCTTGAACTTTATGTTCTGCCATTTTACTTTGTTTTTATGTTATGAAATTACGAAAATATCTTGTTTAAAAATCAATATACGAGAAATAAATACTTTTCCTCCCAATTCTCCCATTCTATCTGTCCTATCTGTTTGCAGACTTAAATTCATCATTTGCAGTCCAAACGATGAAAGGTCTAGCACAGAAGTAGATGTAGGCTTAATAGCCTCTATAATGCTTCCTACGGTAGTATTTAATGTTTTGCTGTTATTGTACTTGTATTCCCATGAATGTACAGATAATTGTACAGTGAGATTAACATCAGAGGAATTATCTGTGGATGTTTCTGTGGAAGTAGCATCAGATATTACACAGTAAATCTTATCCTTTAAGTCATCTGGTTCCTCACCTTCGTACACAGGTATAGATAGTCCATCGACTATCTGATAGTAAGCTGTTAATATTGCTGTATTGACATCTTTCATTATTACTTAAATATAGCTTTTATATCTTGCATTAACAAAGGTAAGTTTTTATTCACTGACGGGTAAATAAATGGTCTTGGTCTTATGCCATTTCTAAGTATTGATATAGCTATTGGATATGCTGCTTTTTTATCTATGCCTTTACTTCTGCACCATTGCATAATATTTAAAAGCATATCCTTAAAACTTCCTCCTGCTTTACCTTTAAAAGTAGCTGCATAACTTGACCAATCAGCAGGTAAACTTCCTACATAACTTGCTGCATATTTACGAGTACCAAACTCAATGTAAGCTGCATACTTTGCAGAAGCAACTACTGAAGCACTACCAGTACCATAATCAGGATGAATAGAATTAAGAAGCATCCCTTCATTAGAACTATTAGCACTTACTAATTGTTTTGCATCTCTAGCTGTTCTATCTGCCCAATCATTTAGTGAAGCTTGTATATCAGCCTGTGCTTCCACAGAATAGCTTTTAAACTTTGCCATCACTGCCTCAATGCCATCTGCTTTGACTGTTATCATGGTGCTGTTGGATATATTCTTATTTCAAAAGATGCATTCTCTAATACACTATTAGCTAATAATACTGATTGAAGAGAAAATAAATTTAATTGTGTAGATGAACTATACACTAATTGATACGTATAATCACTTAATTGATTCACTAAATTATTGCCAATATAAACCCATAACTGATACTCAACTAATATTGCAACATCTGAATAAATCTCATACTGACCATCTGTGATATATGCTGTAGTTAATGTTGCACCTGTGTTATTCTCAAATATTGTCAGCACTGGTGCAGTACTACCACTTTGACTAATAGTACCTATTATCTTCGTGTATGGTTGTACGAAAGTACCTAAGTCAGACATTGAAGCTTTACCCTCATCTTGGAATGGTCTGAGCATTGGCACTAAGTCCGTAGACTCTAATACCCCCAAGTCTGGAAGCTGATTGTATGGTATTGATAATGGCATATTAGTAGTATAATATTGTTGCTACCTCATTAGGTTCAAATGCTGTTCCCCATGTGAATACACCTGTTGATGCATTATATTTTACTTCCTTACCTACAGGAGTACCCGAAGTTATTACTAAGTATTGAATGCCATCTTTAAAAGCACCAAAAACAGACTTTCCAATCAATCCATTATATGTGAAATTAACTTCACCACCTATGGCAATGTAGTTATATACTTTTATGTTACCTGTATCCATTGGAGCTTCTGAATTAATTGATTCATCAATTTTTGTTACTTGTAATAATTCCCATGTTTTAAATCCCTCAGCTTTTATCTGTATAGAATTAATCTTGTAGAACTGACTCTCATACTCCACAACATCATTACTTCGTGTAGGTCGTTCTAACTCATACCTCATCACTATCACATTATCATAAGACCATTGTGTCTGTTGATAGCTTTGTGCTGATGATCCTGTTCTATCTTGCACCTCTGCCCACTTTGACCATGAACCAGTAAGCACAGCAACAAGTCCACCGAACTCATTCTTAGCTGTAGTATATCTATTTATATTTACTCTGCTGTCTAATTTATACACGTTTGTAAAAGTTTAGTAATACTTTAGCTATTGGTGATATGTCATCTGTTCCTATTGCCCTATTGTCATACAAATAATAAATCTGATTCAATAAGGCAGTTTTCATGCTCTCAGGTAAAGTAGTATATCCTGTTGTATAATCAACAGTGATATCATTCTCACGAGGAGTAAGCATCCTCTTAAAATCATTGCCCGATAATGTATAAGTACTATCTACGACAAGAATTGTTGCCTCCCAATTAGTCACCTGGTTAATTGCACCAGTAGGACCATAAGGAAGATACATACCACCATTAGAATTATTAATTATAGCAACGGCTGAATGTTCCACGAATCCCACTCCAGTGTAAGCTTCACACTGCTGTCTTGCAGCTGTGATTAAAGCTATCAATAAGTCATCATCTGTACCGATGTCTATCTTGCAGAAATTCTTAACCTCTGTAAGAGTAACTGGTTCATCAATGACTGCATCATTGAACTGTAAGTCTAAGACTGAATTGTAAGAAACCATAATTATATATTTTAAAAAAGCCCCCTCCATAAGGAGGAGGCCTTCATTATCTACATCCCAAACACAACACTTAATTAGTCGATATAGTAGATCGCAGAAGCAGGCAACATCAAGTTAATCTCTTCTTGACACTCTATACGAGCAGTGATTTGGTTTTTTGTGAAATTATCTCCATCTTCCAAAGCAAACTGAACATTTAAACCTTCAGTCTCAACTCTTTCACAATAATCAGCATCTAAGATAAGTACATTACCTGCTACTGCCCATGATGCAGCAATAACTGGAGTACCACTGATTGCCAATGAACCATTAGCTACAGAACTAATACCTGCAGCTCCAGGATAATAACCGTTAGTCAACAATACTTTGTTGATAGCAGCTAAAGTAACTGGATGAACGATTGCAAAAGATGCACTGAAATTAGCAGCATTTTGGTTAGCTATCAAATCCATGATTATCTCCACTATGTTAGCTCCTGCAGTTGTATCATCTCCTGTTGCAGCAGCAGAAACTGTTGTAAAGAAAGAACTGTTCTCAGCTTTGTAAAAATCACGAGTCATGATACGAGGAAGAGTACCTTGCATGTATGGTAATTGCTTAGCCATTTGCTTAGTGAATCTGCTAAATCCTGCAATGTAATTCTCAACAACTTTGATTTCTGTGAAATCGTAGTCAATTTGTGATTTAGGATCTCCTTCAGTTTGCTTAGATATAGAACCTTCAGAACCAGTCTCACGATATTGAACATAAAGTCCAGTAGGAGATACAGTTGTTGGAACTAAGTCTCTGAAGTTAATCTTCTGAGCAGGTAGTATTGCCTGACGAGCAGAATAAGAAGCTGTACCGTCTCCAGTAAGATTTCCTATTAATGACATATCAGATACTGCTTTCATGTCAATCTTAACTGACTGACCTTTTTTAAGTGTTTCTAATGCAGCTGCATTTTCTTTTAAACCTGCTGCAAATACTTCACCGAATGAATTATTTTCCATAGTTTCTTTTTTGCTTGTTTTTACTCTTGTTTGTAGCAAATCAAATCCTTTTAATAAAGACACTTGATCAGCTTTTAATGTGTTAAATTCTTCAGTGATTGCTTTAACAGCTTCAACTGAATCATTGTTAGTCAAAGATGATATCTTAGCATCTAATTCAGCTACTGCTGCTTTTAACTGCTCGGCTATTTCACCTTTAGTTTTTTCGTTGATTGATACTTCAAGGGTGCTTTTTAATCCTTCAAGTTCAGTCATTAATAAGGTTTTATCCATTTTTATAATTTTATTTTATGATTAAATTCACGAATAACATCGATAATACTTTCTGATGGCTGAATAGCTTTCACTGGTTCAGTATTACTCTTTATATCTAAGATGAATTGTGCTAATTGTTTACTGTGCAATAACAACATCTGAATAGTATCATCTGTTGCATCTGTCTTACGGCAGAACTTCTCAATGGCTGCCTGTTGCTTGATAATCCTATCCACCTCTACTTCACTCTTAAGTGATGTGATTGGTGTAAGAGGATTTGCACCCCATGCTGTAAGAGAACTACCCTCATACAACTTTATTTCTGTAATCTCGAACTGACCTGCAGATGGATTTTTAAGATAGCTTTCGTAGGATTGAATTTGGTTTCTCTTAATTATTTTAAACCCTATAGAATGCTCTGTGATTAGTCCACTCTCAATCATCTTAATGAAATCCTCTCCACCCTCATGACTGCCTATCTGTGATTCATAAGCTAATCCATAACTATCTTCCGTTAACGACAATAACTTGCCTAACGGTTGTGATGGTTCATGATTCATAAGATGCTTAATTCTTGGCAATGCAGAATTAGGACCTTGCTCAGATATTGTCTTAGCAAAGGCACCTGGTCTAATTATATCACCATCTGAATCCACGTTATTAAACTTGCTGAAGTATCCTGTCACAATTCCCTGTTTAGGATTCATGTCCATGATCTCTGCACTTAATACTTCCGTCTTAATATTGAATATTTCTCCCACGATATAAAGTTAACTATTTTGGTTAATAATATAAAAAAATATTTATCTCCTAACTATTCTCCCTGATGCATCTCTTTTTGCTTGAAATGCTACCGTACATCTACAGTTGATAACTTCAGTACCAGGTACCTTCAAACCATTAGGCTGAAACCTTGCACCTGGTTGCATCATCTGCACATCTACATAACCACCACCTTTGACCTTAGCCTTGAAGTCAAAAGGTACATCTATTGGTAATGTTGTACCATCAATCATCTTATGGTTATGCCTTGTCCTCTTATCCTTAACAGCTATCCATATCTTCTCCATGACATTGCCACTCTGCTGAGCATATATCATGGCTGCACCATTGGCAGCTGTCACCGTCTCTGTCCTTGCTATCCTTCTTGCTCTCATAGCATTAAACTCAGGATCAGTAAGTAAGCTCTTTACAATATCATCAATAGAAGCTCCAGTCTCAGCAGCTAGACTCAACACATCAGCTATCACCTCTCTGCTATATGCTGTCATAAGCTCAGCATCATTCATAAGATTAATGCCATAGTATTGTCTCATCAGCCTAACTATCTCCTCATTAAATCCCATCTGTCCTATAGCTTTCTTAGTCTGTATCCTAGTTATATTTGCCCATGCTGGACCTACCTTCATGTATAACTCATTCAACACTGCCCACAATGGATATGAAGGAATGGCCATGACATCTCTAGTCTTTATGTATGCTGCTAATTGTATGTGTAATGCTTTCACAAATTTCTTCTCAAAGTACTTCTCATACTTCTGTTGGAACCTGTTCCATTTATACCACTGTTGATTCTGTTCCTGTTGTGTCATATAATCTTTGTGATAGTAACTTCTTTACTTTATCTTTCTTCCACTCGTTCTGCTGCCTCTTTCTAGGACATGATGGATCAGGCAGATGTTCCAACATTAAGAACAGTATCTTTTTTTCAATAATGCTCACCACCTCCTCAATACTTTTGCCATCCATTACTCACCTGGTGCTGTGACATCAGGTACTGCCCCTAAGTCAGTTAACAATATCTTACCACTGTCTATTAATATCTGATTCATCAATGGTTCATCCAACTCCTCAAAGTCTTGTATATCTCTCTTCTCATTTGGTGTAATCCACCACATGGCCGATAATGCATCAGCTTGCATCTTCATGTCTGATTGCAATGCTGGTATCTCTGACAAATCTATCTCAATTGTTCTCTTAATGCCATCATTGTACACCGGTAGAATGCTATTGATAATAGCATCTCTAAACAAATAGATGTTAGGAAGAATTGAATTAGTGTACAGCATCTTCTCAGCTGCTGATACATTGTTAAAGGTAGAGCTGTCTTGATTGTTTAGCAATACCTCTGGTAGTTTATATGCATTGCAAAGCTTAGTGAAATCCACACCACTAAGTTTTGATACATCTAAGTCTGCTAATGACAATCCCATCTGTAAGTATCCCATTTCTCCTGCTGCAAAATATGGTGCACCTTTGTTGCTGCTGTTTCTTAGATAACTTGCAAAGTCATTTTTCCTCTGCCCTAAAGACTCTATAGCAAAGTCACTCTTCTCATACACAATACCAGGTACTCCACCATTCTGCATCTGTGCTACTGATGCATCCATCCCTGCATTAAGTCTTGTTAGTCTCTTACTCAATACCTGCAATGGACTCAACCCTCTCCATCTTAGACCATTAACCACTAATGGATTAAAGTACTTAATGTGGATGATTTCCTCTGTGCTAAATGTACCATCAAATCCCATGTCAAAGTACTTGTATCCTATCACTCTTTGTGGAAAGCTATCACTGATAATTACAGTCATATTCTGGCTGTTCAATGTATGCAGTGTTATCTTACCTGCATTTGGTCCAAGCTCCAATATTTCTTTGTACAGGAACAACTCACCAGTGATATACAAAAGTGAGTAGTACTTAATCTTCTCCTCATAAGTTATGCTGTCCAAGAACTCTACGAACTTATCCTGTTCTGGTAGATCCTGCATAGCCTTGCTCCTGTAATACTTCGCCTGTATACTTTGCTGACCATGTTTTCTAAATGACTTCATAGAAGTATCATCCACAACTTCATAGCCATACATCTTTATCCTTGCTGCAGTATCTGCCAATAGACTGATGATAGAGTACACATCATCTACAGTTGTGTAGGTATTGATGTTCTCAATCGTTTGCCATGTTGGATATATGCTAGTAGTAGCATTGATAACCATTCCCAAATTCTGTCCTTGTAAAGCTTTAACCTGTTTCTGCAGGTTAGTAATCATCTTCGTAGTACCGAAGAATCTATCAAGTAGTGCCATATGCAAATACCATTTTAGGTTTTAATTCAAATATTTCCCTCATCATAAACATATCCATAAGATCGGGAGAATCTCCATTCAATTTAATCTTCATCTCATCCTTGCTGATAATCTTTAGCTTCCCATCCATGTCCACCTTATCCCTCTTTATTGCCTTCCTCTCAAACATAAACCTCTGCCTAACTGTCATTGAACTATCATACATCTTATCTCCCACCTTCTTATTAATCTTCATCAACCCACTCATAACCCTATCACCTGTACGATAATAGCATTGTGTCTTTAGGTTAAAATAATTCTCTTTTATCAATCTGCCACTGGTCTCATCCTTTACTGCCATTGCACCTGAGCCTCCATTGAATGGTACAGCTCCTCTAATGAAACCATCGACATAACTTCCTACACCATCAGCATCGTAACAAATATACCGATTTTCTACGGAATACTTCTTAGCCATATTAGCAATTAATTCTATCACCTGCTTACCATCACTCTTATCCATTATCTCAACATCACAAAGCTCCATCCCTTCCCAAAATCCAACCACTAACTTATTGCTCCCTTTCATGGCTATATCTGCTGTGATATATCTACCCTCATTATTCACTCCCTTTAGATTTTCAAACATCCCCATGAATGGATCATGTTCATACACATCATTCGGACTGTTGCTTATCTTCCATCTGCCCTCCAGTAATTGCCTTCTCGTATCCTCATCTTGACTTAACAAATTACCAGGATAAGATGGATCATTCTCTAATCCCTTCTTATTGTCATAGATGGAGCCTGACACAAAGGTAATGGACTTAATAAAGTCCTTTGCCTTTAGTCCACTTGCCTCTATCATTGGTGCAATGATATGCTCACTCTTCTCATACACTTCCTCATAGCTATCACCCCAGATATAATTCTCCCCATACTTTATGAAGTATCTCAGCTTACCTCTTCTCTCCAATATTGGGAAGCCTGTATCTGTATCTATCCACCAACTGATAAGCTTAAACACCCAACTCTCAGGATCAGGATTACATGTTGCTCTCACATACGGTTTTACTCCACAATCACTTCTATTCCTCGACAGCAGGTAGAAGAACATAGACTCTGTAAAGTGAGTAAGCTCATCGAAGCCTAAGAATGGTATCTGTGAACCTTGCCAGTCATACTTATTTTTTTCATACTCCAGATGCCTAAAAGATATCTTTGCTCCTGATGGGAACTTCCAGTCTAGTGATGATTCCCTTGCCTCAGCATTAACCAATCTATAAAGCTTCATCGATGTATCCCATAGTCCACCTTCGTTTCTAATCTGCACAGATGTCCTCCTAAAGATTACTCCTCCGAAGTTTGGTACTGCAATATGTCGCAATGGATCTAGTAGCAAAGCAAATGTCTTACCCACAAATGCAGCTGCACCACCTATCACAATATCTGCAGGTGATGACAAAGCTATCTGCTGATAGCCTACCTGTGGTTGTATGTATGAGTAGTTAATCAATTAGCTGATGGTGTATGTGTCTCAATGTTGATGTCGTTGTCTCTGCCATTATCAGGCAGCTGTATTATCTGCACCGTCTCCATCACACCATTCACATCCATCTCCATGAACTCCTTAGGATTACCTATAGCATGGCCCCATGCAAACTTAACCAATGCAGGTTCCTTACTCAATAGCAAATGTTTTAACCCATCAACTATGCTGCCATATGTCTCCTCTACAGCTTGAAGTGCTAAGTTTCTTATATGAAGCTCCTCAGTTTTAGTCTTACGACCTGCTCCTGGTCTTGCTCCTCCCATTTTTCCCATCTGAATTTTTCTTGGTTATTCACTACTAAGTTACAATTATTTTACTAACCACAACTAATACCACAACTTATTATAGAGTAAATTTGTAGCATGAAAGCCACCCTAATCCTATGTTTAACCTTATACTCCTATGCCATTAATGCCCAGTGTAAAGATGTTTATGGTACAAAGATAGATTGCCCCACACCACAAGATTCACTCGTTGTATACAACAATGCATTAAAAGTAGTAGACTTCTATGATAACAATCCAAGCTATAAGATTACAGGTACTGAGGAACTAACCAATGTAGAACAGGTTATAGATGTTTTTGAATCACTCATCACAGCTCGTAGAATGTTCACCATTATCAGAAGAGAAATAGCCAACATGAAACCTGATAAGTTTTCAGTGGGTAAAGTGAGCAGCAGGTATAAGGACATATCTTACTCGGAGTATTATCAATCTATTGATGAGTATAGGTTCTACCAAAGAGAACTCGAGAATCAGATTATTAATGCCACTGCACCTATGCCGATATATGACACCAGGATAAATCCTATCCTAGTAAATACTTACAAATGTCAAGATACAAGCTCAGTTTACTTTGGTGACTTAGTGAACATACCTCTCTATGTACCAGTGACAGTAAAGCCTGTAGGAATGTTGACTGAGACTGAAGTAATATTAAGGAATAAGATACTGCATTTGCCTATGCCTATAAAACATATGGTAAAAAGAGATAGCATTAATTACGTTATAATAAATGATACCATTAAACCATTGGTTAACTACAAGCCATTGCACAAAGGAGTAGCTATCTATTTTTATAATGCCTTTGGTTCTGCATCAGTAATAGGCTTCATGGCCAATCATAAATTTATAAAACTAAGACATGAACAATATCCTGATTATGCTGTACAAAAGTTTGCAAGGGATCTACTGGAGGATGATAAGCTTCTTGATTCATATCTTAGGTTAAAGTTTGGTACATACTACGAAGGAATCACTCCTTAACTTCAGTCATGGTTCTAAGATAGCCACCTATCTCATAAGCTAAGACATTACTTTCTTCTATTGCTTGAAGAATATCATCTGCCTCAATAGTTAACTCTATCGTGATTATGTATTTATTTGCCACTCGTATAGTTTAGAATTTTTAATCATGCAGTAAGCTTGAGACTTACCATACCCATGCATATCCATAAAATCTTCAAAGGTATATAAATCACCTGTTGCTTTATCAATTACTTTGCCTTCTCTTTTATAAATTGGTCTATGCTTACCATTCACTCTAGCTACTTCCTCATCATTACAATGAATCTTAAATAGTATTTTTCTTCCATCAAACATATTAGTGAGCTGAGCTATAATATCTGCATGAGGAGTATTTATGGTAATACACTTGTAAGTAAGCTTCATTCCTGGAGCATAAACCTTATAAATTCTTTTATCATTCATAATCTACGGATTGATTTTTTGCTTTTCTCTATATATATATATATATATAATTTACTTTTTTTTTATAATAAGTATATAAAATCGATACTATCGATCCGTAGCTTTGTAACTATTTGGTTTTCAGTATACATACAACGGATTGATTTTTAAATAAATCGATATTTATTAGAAATAATCGGTATTATCGGTTATAGTTTGCTGCCATCCATTAACTATTTTTGTAATCTTAAATTCTTTTAGGCCATTATTCTGTTGATTTTTCCTATCGATATAATCGATTCCAAAATTAGTAGTAGCTATTTCAATACCCTTCTTAAACCTCTTTAGTGAGTAATCTTTTTTGTCTAATTCGTAGGCAGCTAAGAACCCTTTCCACTCATCTGTAATAAATAACCAGGTATCATTCTTATTCTCTATCAGGTTATCAAAGTAGTCAAGGAAGTCCTCTCCAAATTGCTGCTTTAATTGTTTTCTCAACAGCTTCTCTGAATTATCTATCTGCTTAATGCCATCCATTAGATATTGTTGAACACAATAGAACATAAAGTTGTAGAACTTCTGCCACTCATCATTATCCCAATCATCAAATAGCTTATGTTTAAAGTGATCTACTGGAGTATACTTAGAACTAAAAAAAGGAGCAAATTCTAATACTCTTTGCCTACGTTTAGCATGTTCGGCATTAGATGCTATACTATAATTCGTTGTAAAGGCTATTTTAGGCGATTCCTCGAAGGATAGAAACATCTCATCCTTATTCTTCTTCTCTACCGTCATCCCCTCTGTAATGGTCGGATAATACCTCTCAAATTCTACATTTTTTGGACAATCCTCTATTACTACAAGCTTTGTGCCTAAAGTCACTCTTTGGAAGGCAAAAGTCTTGTCAGGCTTAAAGTTTTTACCATCAATGGTGACAGTAGGGATAAGCTTAGATATTGCTTTAAAGAAAATACCCTTACCAGTACCACCACCTTTAGCTTCATCATCTGTCTCCTCAGCAAGTATCACAGCATAAGGCCGAGCAGTATCTTTAAAGCTGTGGATGATATATCCGATAAGAGACATAGCATACTTAATACGTTCATGATCATCAGCACATATCTTACGTATAAACTCGTAGTAAACACATCCATCAGGGATAAATTCATTATTGACATAGATGTCAAACTTATTTATTTGGCTATTCCAGATAGACTTATTAGTCACACCATAATCAGTACAGGTGAGGTCATCTTTTGTGACCTTAACGATACCATTGGTAAAAGGGAAATAGCAGGTAGATTGTAAATCATGTAGAATCTCGACATTAGATTTGTCTATGTATTCAAAAAATGAATCGGAGAATATTGAATTAGTATTTTTTATAACAGCCTCCATTACATCAAGATGACCTGCATCTACGAGCTTCTTCTTTATGAATTTCTTAATTGTCTCAGGGAACACTTCAGATATCTTCTTATTGTCCTCATGGATTAGACGGTATACACCACTACTTGCATCATGGAAGAATAGTTGAAAAGCATTATTGTGCAGCCATTGCTGAAGAGCATACTTGTTAAGGATGACATTGCCTGTTCTAGTGTATGACCAGAACCACCCTTGATCATTCTTTTTGCCATATACATCAGAAAGTTTTTTTGCAGCTTTTTTATAGTCACCATTACATTCTAAGATTGTATACACACCAAAGGGATTATATCCTTTGTTTGC